ATTTGCAGAAGGTCATTGCGCTTCTCGGAAATGCTCTTGGACTTGTTGTCAAGCAGTACAAGAATCTCAACCGACTTGCCTTGTCCCGTGGCATCGGCTTGTTCCTGTAGATGGTTGACCGCCGCCTTTAGCGACTCAAAGCGGGACGGGATAGACAGAATAAGAATGCTGAACTTGATTTCACTTGCTGATACTGGCATGATGTTTCCTTAATCAATGTTTATGATCCAGCAGCCTTCGCCCCAAGGATCATCGTATGACTTGTAACCTATTCCATAACGATCTGTGTATGAATCTGTACCTTCTCCCAAAACTTCATGGACTGCTCTACGGACATCTTCGCACCATCCGTAATCGTGACCAGCCAATATGCTTCCTGACTTCATCTTTGGCAACCACGCTTCGATATCTGCTTTCACACACTCATAACGGTGATCGCCGTCGATGAAGACGAAATCAAGAGAATCATCTGCATATTGACTGGCAACAGAAACCGAATCACCCCGAATAGGAGTTATGATATGTTTTACTCGTTCGGTATTTGACATGAACTTATCGTATAGTGTGCCAGATTTTACGAACTGATCATTTTGATGACCGTCCTCAGTGACACTTCCGTTCCATGTGTCTATGCAATCAAACCTAATAGTCTTTTCGGAATTGTTTATCTCCACCGCCATATAAGCAGCAGATCGACCTTTCCAACAACCGACTTCAACAAAGTGGGAGTTGGTAGGAAACCGTTGAACAATATATGAATAAAGATTGGGATATGTGAAGTATCCCTCTTCAAAAATAGGATCTTGCCAGTAGTGTTCAAGCATTTGCGACATTGAACATTGCCTCCATGTCAAACTTGTTTGCGGCTCTGCGCTTAAAGGTTTCACCGTCCACACCGTACATCTCCGCGTTTTCGTTACGGGCGTGGAGTGTGTCAAACGGTTCATTCGTCCACTGGTGCTGAATAATGCACAGATCGCAACGGCGCAGTTTGTTCAGCGCAGCGCAAACCTGTGTCTGCTCGTTGTCGCAGTACACGGACTTGTATTCGGGATTGTAGATGTATCCGAACCGCTTGTACAGCGGGAAGCCCATGACCGTCAGGGTCATCAGCAGGTCTTCCTTTGGGCGTAGTCCATCCCAGAACTTGATTGCGCCATCATAGTCAGGGAAAGCCTGCTCGTAGCACTTCGCAATGATGTCATCGTAACCCATCTGCACGGGAACCATGTCATCGGACGCAAGCAGCAGTACATCGCCGTCCACGCCCTCTAGGTTCGCATTGCAGGCTTCAATCTTGCTCTTGGAGTTCCCGTAGAAGCACTCAATCTGTGCGTTCTGTGCGCGAGTGGCTAGCCACTGCTGCATCTCGGGATTGTTCATGGTGAGGTCGTCTTCGTCCATCGTGATGATGAAACGCACATCGTGCCGTCCGCTAAGGAAGGTAAGATAGCGCGTGAACACAGCCTTGAACTTGTCGGGGCGATTGCGGGTAGGGAACTTGATCACTAGGTTCATTATAAATCTCCGTTGTTCACTCTTCGGGCTTCATGGTCTTCTTTGACCGCCCTATATGGTATTTAGGACACAATTCCCACTCGCCCTTCTCTTTGAAGGGCAGGATCTTTATTTTGTTGAGAGGAACCTTGTCCGTGATCTTTGTCTTGTCCACGATCTTCACCAAGCCCCACTCCTCAAGCAGACACGCGATGGTGTTGCGCCGTCCCGTGTCTTCGGTGTTGATGGAAGTGGGTAGATCATCAAGCGCAAACATCTCCTTGAAGTGGACAATGTAGTACTTGCCCTTCTTGTGGAGGATATGGCATGATTGCCACAACTTCTTTTCGGCTCGGGACGATACGCCAATGCGGGTCAGCGTTTCACGGACTTTCAAGAAGTCATCAGGTTTCTGTAGCGTGACCTCAAGGAGATCGGTTGTCTCAAGGTCGATATAGCGTTCGTTTTGTTCCATGTTGCGTTCACTCCCAAATATTGAACAGACACGGAACTATTTAGATTAACGCCGCTTTCCACCTTTATCCACCGCCGCTAGTATCTCCTCCACATCCTCTTCAGACAGCACGGACAGGGCTTCCCGCGCCTTCCGCGTGGAGATGCCGTAGTACTCCACCAGAGCGGCTACGCGGGTGTCTTCCTCCCGCTTCAGCCACTTGGAGAACCGCTTGCGAGGACGCACTGCACCCCGCAGGAAGTCAAAGTGCATTTTTGAATCCAAGTGGGGGCGGATGTTCATCTCGTTCGCGGCAAACAGCGTGTCGGGGAAATACGACAAGCAGCGCGTCACCACGAACGGGGGATACGACTGCTTCGTGTACGACTCGCTCTCGTCCAAGAGCGGTTCCTTGTTCACATTGATGGCATTCAAATAATCAGTCAGTTGGTGGCTCACTTGAACTTCACCTCCATCATCAACTGCACAAGACACGCCGTCAGATTGATCTCATGGTCGGCTGCAAACGCTGCCTTGTACTGATAGTCGCCAAGCACAAGAATGGCTTGAGGAATGGAGCCAGGCTCCGCAGTCTCGTACAGGCTGTCGTAGATCGCACGGAAGATGCGAGTCTGATCGTTGTCCAAGTTCTCCACCACCCACTTGCGGACAGCACCGAAATCCTTTGACTTCATGTGCTTGATCAACTCCTTCACAGCGACATCACCCACGCTGTTCAGGATACCCACATCAATCTTGCCGTTCGCGGCGTACCGCTGCAACTCGTTCAGGGTGCGGCGGAAGTCGGGGAAGTACTTCATAATGAGTTGGGCTACCACCTTCTCATCGTACTGCACACCTTCCGCCTCAAGGATTTCCGCTGCCCGCTTCAGGAACTTCACCGCGAGAGCAGGCTTCTCCTTGGACGGAATGCGGAAGTCAATGCAGGTGCATCGGGAGTGCAGCGGCTCAATCACCCTGTTCTTGAAGTTGCAAGTCAGGATGAAGCGGCAGTTGTCCGCAAACTCTTCAATGAAACCGCGAAGGGCGGGTTGAGTGGACTGTGCGTTTGAATAGTCAAACTCGTCCAAGATCACGACCTTCTTGACCCCATCGGTCAAGGACACTGTGGAAGCGAAACTGCGAATCTTCGTGCGGAGGGTGTCAATGTTGCCATCCTCGGAGCAGTTGATGATCATGGTGTCACAACCAAGATCATTGCAGAGTGCCTTCGCCACGGAGGTCTTGCCACAGCCTGGTCCTCCCGACAACAGGAGGTTCTGTGGTTCTCCCCGTTCAACCATCCGCATGAAACTCTCATGCGTTTCCGTTGGCAAAATGCAGTCTTCCACGGTCTGTGGGCGGTACTTCTCAACCCAAAGACCCTTCACGGTTTCAGTTGTAGTCACGAATCAAGCCTCGTAGGTAGAGTCGGCGTTCAGAGCAATCCAATAGGTCAGCGGTTCATTCTTGTTGGAGAAGGACGAAACAACCTTCTCCGAAATGGCAACGGTATAGTCGCCAGGCAGGATCTTCAGGTTGTCTACATCAAAGATGAACTCAAATGTGGCTCCTGAAGTGTTGTCTCCCACCGCAAGCGAATAGAAGTTGGAGGTCACATCGCCCTTGTCCGTGGCGGCAAGTTCAATCTTGGAACCGTCAGCAGACGAGCGAACGCACAGGTGTCCAACCTGAAGCACGGACGCTGCCTTGATGATGTCCGCGAAATCCTTTGCCGTGAGATCAAACTGCACCACGGGGGACGGCATGGCGATCTTCTTGCTTGTAGAAGTCACCAACTTCGGGTCGCAGTAGTAGTACCGCACACTTGACTTACCGCTCTTTACCGTGATGTAGTTCTCCTCAAACACGAACTCGGGATCCTTGAACAGGCTCACGGTGCCAAGGAACTTGTTCAAGTCCCAAATGGCAAACGACTTCGTGAAAGTCTCGCCAACCTTGGCTTCCGCGAGAATGTTCTTCGTGGACGACAGCGTGTTCAGGGTATTGCCCTCGTTCACGATGATGCCAGAGTTGATGGATGCGAAGTTCTTGAGGATTTCAAGAGTCCGCTTTGAGATGGTGATGGTATTAGTCATTGTCTTCGTACTCGTCATAATCAAAGTCTCGCTTTCCTGCATTGTAATCGTCCATAAAACGCTTCAGATGTTCCTTCTCATCGTGGCGGCGGCGGCTCTTGTGCTTGCTCTCCACGCTCTTGCGAGCCTTCTTCGCGGCGGGGTCACGGCTGTCGTAGTCCATGCGGTCTTGCATTAGAAATCTCCAATGTCCTCAATCAGGTTGCGTAGTCCCTTCTCTATCATGTAGTTCAGAATCTTGGCGCGAGAGGGTGTAAACGGCTTATTCCACTCCGATTCAATCTTTGATTCGTATTCGTGTGGAATATTCAGCAGATTGATCAGGGTGCTGTTCCTGTTCCAGTTTGCTGCGTACTTGTCAGACACCTTGCCTGTGTCCGCGTATTCCTTCAGAATTTCGTCCATGCGCTTCTGCGTGACTGGCTTCTGTCGCTTGTCCTCTGCCATGAAGCAGTCATCATCGGACAGAATATTTGGAACTCCGTCAGACGAATCACCGCGAACAATGTGTTCAAGCAGGAACTGCTGCGGTGCATCAACCTCCACGAATTTCTTCAGCAAGGGAGAGTACTGCACGACATTCGGATGGATCTGCAACTGACCAAAATCCTTGTCTCCGCTCAGGATCAGAACCTTTTCCGTTGGAGCGTACCGCTTTGCGAGGAATGCAATGATATCGTCCGCTTCGCATCCCTGCACAAGCATATTCCTGTACGGAAAGATTTCCGCGACTTCGGCGCGGATGCGGTTGATGATGTCATAGAACCGCTCCCACTGCTCGGGATTCTCCTTGCGGTCTGCCCTTCGCTTTGCCTTGTAGAGCGGGAAGAAATCCCGCCGCCAAGATGCACCGCCATCCTCGCAGATCACAAGTTCTCCGTACTCGCGGAAGAACTTCTTGCGGTACATCCTGTAGGTGTTCAGCACCATGTGACGAACAAGGTCTTCATCAATGGCAGCAACATCTCTGTGCTGTGCAAAGATGGATGACATCAATACCTGTGTGTTGTCAACGAGAATCATTAGTTCACCTGTAGCAGTAGGCAGTGCTTGTTGATGCGACCCGTGGGTTCGCCCTGCTTTGTCTTCACGCCGTTGAGGTAACGCACCGCAGCGGTAAAAGTCTTGCGGCATCCGTCCGTGTTCTTCAGGAACTCGTCAGGCTTCCGCACAGTTTTCTCAAAGGACTTCGCGGAATCAAAACCAACCAAAGTGGAACCCTTCACCGCTAGTCCGCTCTTCGGCTCAACTGCGATGAAGACGGTGGCTTTGTTGTTCTTGGTGTTGAACACGATCAGTCCTTGTGACCCAATGATAGCCTGTGGCTTCGCAGAGTCAACCCCAAAAGCCTCACTTCTGCTGAGGAACTTCAGTCCCTTTATTTGCTTTTCTGCACTCTTGGGCTTTGTCTTGCGCGGCTTGCGGGATGCACGGAGAACCCCGATGCGGTCATCTAAATTTTGAATTGCCGCTTGCAGTATTTCAATCATATACTTCAAAGCCTTCGGGCTGAAGTGGGAATATCCCTCCTTCAGGTCAGGATCCTTGCCGCTATGGGCAAGACTAAACTCCTGAAGTACAGAGTCCAACCGCTCTCGCACCGCAAGTGCAAGGGGGCGATTCAAGTCGCTACCCTTGATCCAATCCACGATGGATGTGTCCTTGCGCTTGCCGCCGCGAACAGCAGCCATAGCGTCATCAAGCACAGGCTCCAACAGACACAGGGTGGCATCAGCCTTTGCTGCCACGCGATCCGCCACGCTTGGACGCTCCACCACAGGAGCATTGGCTCTCGCGCTTTGCAGCAGTTCTCCGAGGTGCTTTGCGATCAGTTCCTGCTGCTTCTCTCCGAACGGAAAACCCCGAACAGCCATGCGGCAGTAAGGAGCCACGAATCGGAAATGTTCCTTTCCTGCACGGGTGACGAGTGCCGCGTCTTCGTCCCGCCCGTTCTGCTCCAAGTATTCCCGCACCCACTGCTTGGCAGTGGGGAGTTTGAAGTTCTGTCGGTACCAGTACAGTGATTTTTCAAACACTAGATCCAAGTCTTCTGCGGTAGTGGCAGGATCGTAGTGGGGTTCTGCTCCACCTGACAGAATGTTTCGCGCTCGTTCGTTTGAAATTTTCCGACTCATGGTTAGCATAGTTTGCTGAAGTTGTTGACCTTCTTGTAGGTCAAGATGTTCTGGAACTTATCTAGTAACTGGTCAGACTTGTGAGAGATCACAAAGATGTTGCTGCTCCCGCCCATGCCTTGCAGAATCTTGATTACCTCTTCTGTGCCAACGGCATCAAGGGAGGAATCAAATACTTCGTCAAGAATGAGCAGGTTCGTGTTGGCACTGTTCTTCATTCTAGCAATGTCCCGCCACGCAAGCAAGAGGGAAACATCAATCCTCAATTTTTCACCCTCGCTGAAATTTTCATATGAAAATTCGTCACGGTGGCGGCTCTTGATTATTTCATTGAAGTCCTCGTTCAGGGTGAACTGCGCGAAGAAATCCATTGAAATCAAATACTTGTTGATGATTTTATTCAGAGCAGGAATGTATTTACGAATGATCTTGCGCTTGATGCCGCTGTCCTTCAGCAGCACCGTGGCAATCTCCATCGTGTGCAAGTCCTCAACGAACTCTTTCTTCTGCCCTTCTGCTGCGTCCTCTTCTGCTTGCAGCGCAGTGATGGCATCCCGTTCGGTCTGAATGGAACCCTTCTCCCGCTGCACCTTCTCTGCGAGTTCCTGCAACTGCTTCAGATACTTCTTGGACGAGTTGATGGCGGAATCAGTCTTGTGTGACTCCTGCCGCTTGTCGTCTATCTGCTTCACCACCACATTTGCAATGTCAAGTTTTGTCCGCGCGTCCT